CGCCGCCTAACGGCCGCGGCCCCAACCGCCGGTTCGCACACCGACAGCCGGGGCCACCGCGGCTCACGCCGCGCGATCCACCCACACCATCCAAGAAGAGAAGGGCAGACCGTTGCCTGACATCGTCTCATCCGCACCCGAGGTCACGAAGACCTCGCCCGTGACTGAGCTGCGGGAAGCCGTAGCGAAGCTCCGCAAGCACGTGAAGCACGCGACCGATGGTCCATGGGTCACCAGTTCTGTCTGGTCGCCGCGCGCCGTATCGACGAGCGCTGTCTACTCCCACGCTCACCCGACGGGCACGGTCGAGTCCGAGGTCGTCGCCTCAGGGAAGATCCGTTCCGGCTACGGCGGGATCCGGGAGCCGTGGAATGCCGAGTACATCACCCTCATGCAGCCCGCCCTCGGCGCCGCGCTGGCCGACCTGCTGGAGCTGGAGGCCGACGTCATTGCGGCCCGGATCGCCCAGGCCGGCAGCGACGAGTACGCCGTCGACCTCGGCGGAGACCACGCCCTGACGATCGCCCGCTTGATCAACGGCGGTGCGCGATGAACTTCGAGCCCCTGACCCCGTTCGACGAGATCACGTCCGGTGTTCCGGTGGTCTCCCCGTTCCAGACGATGTGGAACGACGCGGAGGAACTGCTGTACGCGACCCGCCCTGACGGGTTCGAGGTTGAGGAGATCGGCCGTCTCGCGTTCGAGGCGCTGCCGGAGGCCGAGAAGGCGGAGGCGCTCGACTGCCTCTTCTATACGTACTGGACGGCCACGATCGCCGACCGCGAGGCGCGCGCCACGCAGGACGGCGGTGCGGCATGAACGACTACGCCGAGATCGCCCGCCACTTCACCAACGACTTCGCCAAGGCCACGCTGAAGACGCAGCGCGAGGACGGCCTGTTCCGCCACATGGAGTTCTCGGCCCCCAAGTCGATGAACCGTCTGATCGTGGTGACGTGGCCGTACAACCTGCTGGTCGCTGGCTCCCACGGCTCGTACCACTTCGAGCGGTTCGGCCCGGACACCGAGGACATGTTCGACTGGCTGCGCGGCATCCGCGTGGAGCCGGACCGGTGGGCGTCGAAGCTCGTCAACGGTGCCGACTCTGTCCGTGAGTACGACCGGGAGCGGCTTGTCGCTCAGGTCAAGTCTGAGGTCGCGGACGCGGTCAAGGAGGGCGCCCCGCGCGGTCTGCGCGCTGCGGTCCGTGAGCAGATCCTGGAGAGCGACCGCCTGTGCTCGCGGGACTGGGCCATGCAGATGGTCTACGACTTCGAGCACGGCGTCACCTACCGCGCCGAGTGCACGTGCGGGGCTTCGAAGGATCACGAGTCTTCCCACGACGCCACGATGTGGGCCATCTACAAAGGCCACACGCGCGAAGGTCACGAGGTCGAGACACGCGAGATCGGCGGCTTCGCCTTCTCCGACGTCGGCGACTGGAACCTCGACAAGGTCAGCTACCACTTCGCCTACCAGTGCCACGCCGCCTCCTGGGTCATCACCCAGTACGACGCCGCCCCGAAGGCGGTGGCCGCGTGAACGCCGACCAGTTCAACGCCCGCTATCCGATCGGCACTCCGGTCGTCGCCTACCCGGGCGCCCGCCCGGAGGACGCCTCGAACGGCGAGCGGCTGATCACCCGCACCCGCAGCAAGGCCGAGGTTCTCGGCGGCCACACCGACGTCGTCTGGGTCGACGGGCACGACGCCTGCATCGCCCTCACGCACGTCGACGTGGTCACGGCAGCCGAGCCGATCACCGACCTGGCCACGGCCGTGGAGGTCATGGGTGCCCTGCCGATGCCCGCCGGACCTGCGCAGCCCGCCACCCCCCGCTGGCACCAGCTCCGCACCGAGCTGATCCGCACGTTCCGCCCCTACATGCCGGAGACGGCCGCGACCAAGGCAGTCGACCTGGTGGACCGGCTGCTCGTGGAGATCGGCGTTCCCGCCGCAACTGCGGAGTGGGGTGTCCGCCTCGTCGACGGCGGCTACACGGCCGCCTCCCGTGACCGGGAGCAGGCCCTGGAGAACCTGGCCGGGCTGAACGCCCACGACCAGGCCGCAGTCCTCGTGTGTCGCGCCGTGTACCGCAGCGACTGGACGGAGGTGGCGTCGTGAAGGCCTTCCAGACCCCCGCCCCGCACATCACCCGCGCGGACCGTCCAGTCGCCGACCTGGCCGCCGACATGCAGGCCCTCGTCGCCCGGCAGCGCAACTGCCAGACCCTGGCCGACGCCGCCGCCCACACGCACTCCCCGTCGGACCGCATCGCCTACGCCCACGACGCGTGGCTCCTCAGCCACCCCGACGGGGCCTGTGCCACCGACGACGACTACCCGGTCTGGGCCACCGCTCTTGCCGCCCAGCCCACCTATTTCCGCCCCTTGGAGACGTCGTGACGACCTTCGCTGATCTGTCCCGCCCGATGGCACTGCTGCGTCTGCTCGCCGCCGACCACCCTGCTCTGCCCGCCATCGACGTGCAGGTGTCGCCGATCTACCCGGACCGCCTGCGCCTGTCTGTACACGGAGACCTCGGAGCGTTCGAGGCGTGGCGTGAGGCCCTCGGCATCGACCCGGAGGCGGTCCGCCACAACCTGCAGAGCGGCGACACCACGCTCGTCCTCGCAGCCAGCACGGTCATCGCGGACGCCCACGTCGACCTGACGGGCTACAGCACCAACCTGGCCCTCCTCGCGAAGGCGGTGGCGTGATGGCCTCCCCGATCCGCCTCGACGACGTCATCGAGGACGCCCTCATCCGCGTCTACACGCAGGCCCACCGCGACTTCGGCCCCGACGAGAGCACGTGGCGGCCGGGAGAGATGCGCGAGTACCTGCTGCGCCTCGACGCCGCCCGCATGGACCCCGAAGCGGCGGTGGCCTGATGACCACCGCGACACAGCAGAAGGCGGCCCCCTCGCTCGACGCGATCCTCGCCGCCCCGTCCGTCCGCGTCCCCGGCCTTCTCCACTGGCTCGGCCTCGACAACGGCCAGCCCTCCCTCGACGAGGACTTCGAGGACTACTGCAACCGCATCAGCAAGGAGGCGGCGTGATCGCCGGCCTCTTCGTCGCCGTCGCAGCCGTGGCCCTGCTCCTCGCCAGCGCCCGCGACGACCACCGCAACCGTCGACTCTCCGACCACAACACCAGGGGGACCAAGTGACCGCCCTCGACGCCTACCTCACCGCCCGCACGCTCGCGGACCACGGCCGCCACGACTCGGACGCCGTCACCCACGCCGACATGGACGCCGCCGCCGACAACGCCGGAGCCCGACGCCCGGCCGGCTCCGACGACCGGCACACCGTGCGGACCGCCCTCGACGCCATCGGGGAGACGCGATGACGACCACGACCACAACCACCGCGACCGAGATCGCTGACGTCCTCGACAAAGCCCACGCCCACATCGTCCGCGTCGGGTTCTGCAAGAAGTACCTGTACAGCACGCCGCAGGCCCGGAACGGGCTCCCGCTTGACCGCTGCGAAGTCGACCTGATCGGCGCGATCAACGTGGCCGTCCATGGAACGCCCCTCCACCTCGTTACACCACTCACCACGGCCGTCGAGAAGGCGATCGAAGCCCGCGTCGATGCGCCGTCCCTGGCCGCCTGGTGCGACTACAAGGGCAACGGCAAGCAGCAGGCCCTCGACCTCCTCCGCGACACCGCGGACCGGCTCCGCAGGACGGAGGCGGCAGCATGAGCATCACCATCCCGTTCGTCAGCCGCCGCGAGAAGCCGCGCAAGGCGAACCGCGTCGAGGTGAAGCTGGCCCGCACCAGGGAGCAGCTCGCCGCCGTCCGGCAGGACAACGTCAAGCTCCTCAACCGGCAGGCAGCCGCCGACGACTTCTTCGCGATCCTCATGAACGACGTCGTCACCACCAATGAGGCCTGGCAGCAGGAGAAGAAGGCGCGGACCCTGCTGGAGGACATCAACCGCAGCCTGCGCAGCGAAGTCGACGCCTGGCAGGAACTAGCCGACGGCCTTCGCGCTCAACTGGCGCCGTTCCTGGCGGCCGAAGCGAACGCCAACCGCGTCGACGTGCCGCCGATGGTCCGCGACACCAGCGCCATGGAAGACCAGGCGACAGGGCCGATCGACGTGACCGCCCTGTGGGAAGCCCGCGACGCCGGACTCCTCGGCCCCGTCACCGACCCCGGCCGCCTTGGCGCCACCACCTGACTCCGCCGCCGCGCCGGATGAACCCGGCCGGCGAGGCGGCGGCCAAAAGCAAGAAGCCCCGAGCGCTAGTGACGCCCGGGGATCCGACACCAGCATCCCACGGAAAGGGAACCCCGATGATCGGTGAAGTCCGCGACTACCAACTCGCCATGGCTGACGGCCAGGTGTACACGGTGCCGCTCGCCAAGGAGATTGCGCCCGGTCTGCTCGTCTACCGCATCCCGGACGGCTTGCACCCGTCCAGCCCGCACCGCTGGCGGATCGGCCACGAGACGTCCGGCCGCGCCGTGGCGGACACCATGACCCGCGAAGACGCCATCAAGACCGCCGAGCTCTTCGGGACGCTCGTCGACTGGGCGCAAGACATGGACACGCTGCGCGCCAACGTCGACGCGGACGAGCTGTTCGCGAAGGCCAGCCGCTACTACCCGGTCCTGCCCGCGAGTCCGGCATACCGGATGCGCGGCGACGTCAGCCGCAACGGCGTCTACGCGGACGCGGACATCGACGAAGCGGCGCGCGAGGCCAAGGCGGACGGGTTCAGCGCCTACGACATCTTGATCGCGATGTCGCACACGGTGCCGTGGATGGGCCTCGACGAGAACGACTTCAACGAAGCCCACGACCGCATCGTGACCGCCGCCGAGGCCACCTGACCTCCACTTCCCATACCGCCGCGGTGTAGCGCGCCCCCCTCGCGCTCCGCGGCATCCAGGGCCGCCGCCTCGCGGCAACCCCCCAGCCAACAGGCGGCGGCCCGCCTTCAGTGCACCCAGAAACGAGAGCTCATGTACCTCACCCGCACCTTCGGCCGCTGGCAGTTCGAACTGCACCAGCGGGCGATCCACCTCACCCGGACACCGAAAGCGGACCCGACCTGCGGCGCCTGCTACGGGCGCGGCGGCCACGGCTGGCTCACCTACAGCGGCGACCCCGACTGGGAGGACTGCCACTGCCTCAAGGAGATCCGCACCTGGCGACTGCCCCTCTGGACCCGCCGCAACGTCACCGCAGAGAGGTACCCCTTCTGATGACCGATCCCCGACACGCCCACGACACCGACAACGGCCGCTACTACACGGACCCTGCCGGCGGCCCGGACCTCGTCTCCGTGACCAACGTTCTCGGCACCAGCGTCCACAAGCACGCGTTGATGCCGTGGGCCGTCAAGCTCACCGTCGAGTGGATCCTCGACCACCGCATGGAAGTCGCCCGGCGTGCCATCACGGACCGCGCGGCGCTCACCAAACAGCTCAAGCAGATCCACGTCGACGCGCGGGATACCGCATCCGACCTCGGCACCCGCATCCACAAGGCGGCAGAGCAGCGGCTTCTCGGGTCGCCGTTCGCAGTCGACCGCGAAGTCGGCCCCTACCTCGCCCAGTTGGAAGCGTTCCTCGGCTTCTGGGGCGTCGACATCGACAAGCACGTCGAAGCCGCCGAGATCACCTGCCTGCACCGCCGCCTCGGCTACGCCGGCACGGCGGACCTCATGATCTGGCTGCCCACCGGCGAAGGGCGTGAGCTCGAACTCTGGCTGATCGACTTCAAGACGTCGGCCACCCGCTCCGCGAAGTCGGTCTACCCGGAGAACACCCAGCAGCTGGCCGCCCTGCGCTACTGCGAGACCGTCCTGCTCCCGGATGACACCGAGCAGCCGATGCCGGAAATCCAGAAGACCGGCGTCCTCAACCTGCGGGCCAAGTCCCACGCTCTCGTCGAGATGCCCGCCGGGCGCGACGCCCACAAAGCCTTCCGCGGCGCCCTCGTCAACGCGCTGTGGCACCACGCCGCCCCCTCCTCGTATCCCGCCCTCCTCGCCCCCGACCAGCCTGTCCCGGCCCGGTGGCGCAACTTCCGAAAGGTGGCCTGACCGTGGGCTCCCGACTCCTCAACATCCAACGGCGCGCCGCCGAACACGGCCGCCTCCGCACCGGCTACACCCAGGGCAATCGGCCCGTCCGCTCCGCCACCTGGGTCGTCACCTCCCACTCCGAAGAGCACGTCCGCACGGCCGCGAAGCTGTGGGGCGGCGAGCCGGAGTCGTGGAAGCCGCTCAACTCGACGATTGACCAGTGGCGGGTCATCACCAAGGCGTCGTCCATCGAGGCTCTGATCACGCCCGGCGATCCGCTGAACCAGTACAACGAGATGTGGTCCGCGGGCGGCTGCCAGCGCCGATGCGACGGCGAGACCGAGCTCCTGTCCCGCAAGGCGTGCCTGTGCACCGCGCAGTTCGGTGAGGACTGGCACCAGCAGCCCAAGGGCCGCGTCTGCTCCGCCACATCCCGCCTGAACGTCATGCTCCCCGATCTGTCCGGGATGGGCCTGTGGCGGGCCGAGACCCACTCCTTCTATGCCGCGTCCGAGTGGGGCGGCATGGTCGACATGGTCCTCGCCGGAACGAACGGCGACGGCTTCGTCCCGGTCACGCTGCGGATTGAACCGCGGCAGGTCGTCCGCGAGGGGCAGACGAAGAAGTTCCCGGTCGTCGTAGTCGAGCTTCGCGGCGTGACCCCGCGGCAGGCACTGTCCGGCCCGTTGTCCACGGCGCTGGCGCTAGACCCCTCGGGTGGCGGACAGGCCGTCGCCGCGATCGAGGCGCCCCGCCCGGACTACGTCGCCGAGGCCGAAGGCTCGCTCACTTCCGACGACGTCCGCGACGTGTGGCGCAAGGCCCGTGTGGCCGGCCACGTCGACCCGAAGGGAAGCGACGAGCTGTCCAAGCAGCTCATGGCCATCGCCGAGCGCATGGACGCCGAAGCCGAGCCGGTCGAGGCCGAGCTGGAGCCCGAAGGCGGCTGGCCGGCCGTCGCCCAAGTCCCCGCCTAGAAATCCGCCATCCCGAGGGCGCCCGCACCCGTAATGCGGGCGCTCCCGGCAACACCAGGAGACCACACGACATGACTTGGCACACCGGTCGCATGGCCGGCTTCGACATCGAAAGCACCGGACCCGACCCTCTCACCGCCCGCATCGTCACCGCCTGCATCGTCCAATGCGGCGGCGACCAGCCCGTCAACGCGGCCAACTGGCTGACCGACGTCGACGGGGAGATGATCCCCGACGAGGCCGCCGCGATCCACGGCATCAGCACCGAACAGGCCCGCGCCGAAGGCGTACCACTCGCCGAGGCCGTCACCGAGATCATCGCGGGGCTGACGCAGGCCATCCTCTCCGGCATTCCGATCGTGGCGATGAACGCCCGCTACGACCTCACCCTCCTCGACCGCGAGGCGGAACGGCTCGGCCTCGCTGCGCTCCCGGCCGGCCCGGTCATCGACCCGTTCGTCATCGACAAGCAGGTCGACAAGTACCGGCCCGGAAAGCGCACCCTCACCGCCCTCTGCCAGCACTATGCGGTGCCGCTCGATGCCGCGCACTCCGCAGACGCCGACGCCATCGCGGCGTGCCGCGTCGCCTGGCGGCAGGGCGCACAGCACCCCGCGCTGAGCCTCATGACGCTCGACGAACTGCACACCGCCCAGACCAAGTGGGCTGCCGAACAGGCCGCTTCGCTTCAGGAGTACTTCCGCAAGAAGGACCCGCAGGCGGTCGTTGAGGGCGCCTGGCCGATCATCCCCCGCCAGCAAGAAGGTGCCCGATGACCTACATCCAGCCCGCGTTCGACGGCGCCGAGCTCGCCGCCGCAGCCCCGGCCAAGACCCGCCGCATAGTCGACGACTTCGAGGCCTGGGTCACCGAGGTCTGGGACGCGTTCGTCGAGGCCGCCGACTCCCGCGAGCCGTTCACGATCGCGGACGTCGCCGCCCGCATGCAGCTGCCCGATCCGCCCCGCCCGGCCAGCCAGTGGGGCAGCCTCCCCGCCCGCCTTCAGGACGCGGGGATCATCTGCCACCACGGATTCGGCGGCAGCCAGCGCGCCCACCAGTCCCTCGTCCACGTGTGGATCGGCGTCCCCGTCGCCATGCGGGAAATGGTCGCCGCCCGGCGCCGCGAAGAACGCGCCGCACGACGGGCCGCCCGCCAGCAGGAGAGGCGGGCGGCGTGAAGCTCACCGACGACATCCTCACTGCGCTCCGCGAGCGGGCCGAGATCGACGGCAACCGCCTCGTCCTCACCGGCCCGCGCATGGACCCCAAGCTGTACCAACTCGTCAACGAAGTCCTCGAAGCCGTCGGAGGCCGCTGGACCACCAGCGTCCAGGCGCACGTGTTCCCCGTCGACGCCGCCGAGGCGATCGCCCCCGTCCTGGAGACCGGACAGGTGGTGACGTTGCGGGAGAAGCGGCAGCAAGCCCAGTACTTCCCGACCCCGGCCGCCGTGGTCCAGCGGCTCATCGAACTCGCGGACGTACAGCCGGGCATGGAAGCCCTCGAGCCGTCGGCTGGCTCGGGCGCCATCGCCACCGCTGCCGCAGATCACGGCGCGGTCGTCGACTGCATCGAGCGAGACCCCGGATACGCCGCAGTACTCACCGACGCGGGCGTCGCGCGAGCCCTGTACGTCGCCGACTTCCTCACCGTGCCCGCCGCCGCTCGGTACGACCGGGTCGTCATGAACCCGCCCTTCACCAAAGGCGCCGACATCGCCCACGTCGAACACGCCCTCCGGTTCCTCAAGCCGGACGGGCTGCTGGTCTCGGTGATGTCGTGGGCCGTCACCTACCAGACGAGCAAGACCGCGACATTCCGGGCGCTGGTCGAGGCCCGCGGCGGCACCGTCGAGGCGGTCGCCGAAGGAGCGTTCCGTGAGTCCGGCACCGACGTACCCACCGTCATCGTCACCATCCCCGCCACCCGGCCTGTCGATGCCAAGCCGACCGTCTGGCCCGCGCGGGACGTGCTGAAGGAGACGAAGGAGCAGCTCCAAGACCCACTGACCATCGCCAACGAGATCAGGGCCAGTCTCCGAAACGCGTTGAGGGAGTTCGACGCGGTCGCCGCCTCCCTCGCCAAGCCGCCGCCGAAGGTTGCCGAAGCACGTGAGGCCGACGTCATCAAGCTGGCCGCCCAAGAGCAGTTGTCCCTCGACGGGCTCGGGGAGGCGTCGTGAACGACATCGCCCTCTTCCTCGCCGTCCTCGCGCTCATGGCCGGTATCGCCGCCGTCACCTACGCCGCACGCGTCGGGAGGCGGACGTGAGGGACAACCTGGCCGCCGTCCTCGCCGCCGCGTTCTGGGGCCTGGCCATATCCGTGGCGGTCCTCGTGATCACCACGGCCGGGGTCGTCGTTACCGCTGGCTACTGGACCGCCCGCCTCGCCATCTGGGGCGGACAGCGAGCCCGCCACCGCTGGGACCTCCGGCGGATGCGACGACGGCCCGCACGCAAGACGGCCGCCAGCGAACAGGCCGTCCTCGACTACCTCACCATCCGCCGCGCCTGGCGGCAGCCCACACGAGAGGAGATCAGCCGATGAGCCGCTACGACTGGATGGAAGACGCGCGCTGCGCACAGACCGACCCTGAACTTTGGCATCCGGAAGGCAGTGGCGCCGGCTACTCCGACGCCAGGAAGATTTGCACCGGCTGCCCCGTCCAGCAGCAGTGCGCCGACTTCGCCCTGGCCACGGAAGGAGAGCTGGCCCACAACCGCCGCCACGGCATGTGGGGCGCCCAACTCCCGCGGACCCGCTCCAAGGCGGCCGGTGGCAACGAGCGCCGACGGCGGGAGGCCGAACGCCGCCAGAAGGTCTTCAGCCTCCTCGAGCGCGGCGCCATGGACGCCTACCAGATCGCCGACGCCGTCGGATGCCACGTCCGCACCGTGTGGCGCATCGCCGAGGCCTACCGCGAGCAGATGGGGGAGGCGGCATGAACACCCGCAACGCCATCGTCGAACTCCTCCGCGCCGGTTGGAGCGACCGCGCCATCGCCCGCCACGTCCACGTCCGCAACACCCTCGTCGGCGAGATCCGCGCCGAGCTCGGAATCCCCGCCCACAAGCCGGGACCCACCCCCGCCGGAACCTACGAAGACCTCTTCTGGCGGCGCGCCCAGCCCACCGTCGACGGTCACCTGATCTGGCCCCAGACCACCGCCAGCATCCGCATCAGCCACGAAGGACCCAAGCAGACCGCGGGCCGCATCGCCTTCCGCATCCGCTACGGCCGCGACCCCATCGGCCAGGTACGTCCCGGCTGCGGTATGGAGCGGTGCGTCCGCCCGGCCCACGTCGAAGACCAGCCGATGCGCGAGCAGTTCGCGGCGATCTTCGGCGCAGCCGCCTAGCCCGAACACGACGAAGGCTCCGCCGATGGCGGGGCCCAACGAAGGAGGGGAAGCCAGTGTCGAACGAGATCTACGTCGTCGATCTCGACCGTGAGATCAAGGATCTACAAGCCCTCTCGGTCGGTGACTGGGACTTCCTGTACAAGCGGGACCGTCGATGCGGCGACGACGGCGTCCGCGTTGAAGACCGAGGCATCCGCTGCGCAGGTATCTGCTGGAGCCAAGGCGTCGTGGCGTGGATGTACCTGCGCCAGCAGCGCAACGGGCGTCGCGAAGCCGTACACCAGCATCGCGAGGACCAAGACCGCCACCAAGGACCGGCTCGCAGCGACAGGCATATCGCCTGGCAGGAGCGTGCCGTCCGCGCGGCGGAGAGTGACGGGCACCCGGCCAGGACCGAGGTCAGGGCAACCGGTCCGCGTGGCCGCATACAGACGGACGTCCTCATCGAGGGTGACGGAGCCCGCATCGGCCTTGAAGTCCAGTTGTCCGACGTCCCCAACCTAGGCAAGAGCAGCGTTCCGTACCGGGCCGGCAAGGCCCTCAGCCTCGGCATCACCCCGTGGTGGCACACGGACCGCCACGACTACGGGCAGCGCACTGACGCGAACTGGACACGTAGCGACAACCTGCCCGCCCACGTCATCGAGGCCAAGGGTGAAATCACCGTCTGGACTGGGCACCGGACGATCGACTTCTGGCGTTGCGACGAACGATCCGCCCTCCCGTGCCCAATCAAAAAGCGCGGCCGCTGCAATGAGTTCCACACCACGCCGCAAGTCTCGCCGATCGGATTCGACGACCTTGTCCGCAAGACGGCAGCCGGCCTGATCGTGCCGCTGGAGTACTCCAGTGGGGCGCGAACGCACCGGTTCTGGGTTCCACGCGAGGACCGCGAACGGTATCTCGACAACGGCGCCGGGGAGGCTGCCGTTGGCCCTCAGGACGAGAGCCCGAAGGCGGCTGCCTCCGCGAGCGCGGCCGGGCCGACCTGCCAGCCACGACAGGTTATCCAGGCCCGAGATGTTCCTCGCTGCAGTGGATGCGGATTCCCGCTCATCCTGCCCGACGGCGTCCCATATCCGGAGTGCTGGAAGTGCGGCGGCACGGCCGCCGGGCTGGACTCGGACATCCGCGAGGACGGAGCGACCGCGAGCAACGTCGAGATCGAGGACGTTCCTGCTCGCTTCTGCGCCTATGACCTGCCTCGTAACCGTGCACTGACGTGCGCCGCATGTGGCGGCCCCTGCTCGATGACCAATCGGTATGGCACGCCGCTCCATTGGACCTGCAGTGACTGCGGCCCTGGGCAGGGGCGGGCCGCGTGAGCGCGAACTGCGACGCCCGGACACGACGAAGCCCCGCCGTACAGGCGGGGCGGAGGAAGGAGGAGGACGTGAGGTCAGTCGTCGGAAGCCTGCAGCTTGTCGAGCCGGCGCTCGATGGCGCCCTGGCGGGCCTGCTGCTTGCGCCAGGCGGCCACCTCGCGCACGACGTACATGCGGATGTCCGTCGCGCGGGCGATGCCCTTCTCCTCGCACAGCTGGCCGAAGTCCGCCCACGTCTCATCGTCGATGCGGATTACGCGGCCGGGCTGCCCCTTCGTCGTCATGTCGACAGCGTAGCTGACCGTGCAGTGGCTGGTCACCCCCACGCCCGCCCGGTTGAGATGAACGATAGTCACTGGATTCTATTTGACCTGCCGGTGACCGGTCACCCTGGGGTAGGGTGGAACCGCACCGAGGGCGCCAACTACGCCCCCGTGAAGCCTCCATGAGGGCTGTCCCCGAAACAGCGACTGACCAGTGCAGACACCCTCCCGAAGGAAGTAACCCGTGAGTACTGAGGCCGTCACGTGGGCCATGGACCGCGCACCCATGCCGCGCACCGAGAAGGGGAAGCCGGACACGACAGCCCGGCACATCCTTCAGGCGCTCGCTGAGCATGCGAGTCCGGCCGGCACTGACGCGCATCCTTCGGTACTCCGCATTCAGTACCGCACCGGCTTCGACCGGGCCACCGTGCAGCGCGCGCTGCGCCGGCTCGAGAAGGCCGGACTGATCGTCAGGGACGGAACCCGTGAGGGCCGGACCCGATACAAGCTCGCGATGGAACTGTGCCGCCCCGCGACCGACTGGAATGACCTCGAGCGCGAAGAGGACGAGTTCCGTGCCGCCGCCGCGGAGCGGAAGCGCCGGTCCCGTTCGAAGGGTGTCACGCACGCAGAGTCCGTGACCGTCACGGACGTAGAAGGCGTGACTGTCACGCACGCAGAGTCCGTGACCGACGAATGTCACGCACTTAAAGTCCGTTCGTCACGCACGGAACGCAGCCCTAACCACCAACAACCGTCAGACAAACAACTACTGGAAGACTCTTCTCTCGCCGCCGCCTCGAACCAGCCCGAGAAGCCGGTCGCCCCGGTCCAGACCAAGAGCGGCAGCGAGAAGGCCGGGCATCACCTCGAGGCCTTCGGTGCCTTCTTGTCGAACTACCCGAAGAAGCGCGACCGCGAGGAAGCCAAGAAGGCGTGGATCGCTGCTATCGAACGCGGCGTAGATCCCAAGCACATGGTCGATGCAGCCCAGGCCTACGCCCGCGAGCGCTTCGGCCAGGACCCCAAGTACACGAAGCTCCCGGCCACCTGGCTGAACAAGGGCTGCTACGACGACGAGCCCGATCCTCAGCCCGGCCCGCAGCTCCGCGCTGTCTCCGGCGGCTACCAGCCGTACCGCAATCCCACCGACCAATCCGTCTACGACGAGGACTTCTGATGCAGTACATCCCGCCCTCGAACCTCCGGGGCCACGACATCGAGCCGCTGCTCGCCGCCCGCGGCCTCGACCTCAACTGGTGGAACGAAAACGACTTCGACCCGCACTCCACCGCCAACGTCGCCCGCCACACCTACGCTGCCGTCGCCGACGTGGTGCCGTTCCACTACCGGTCCGCGGTCTCGTCGCTGCCGCAGCTGCGCGTCTGGATCGACATGCTCGTCGCTGACGCCAAGCAGGCGCAGGCCGAGCGTGGGGCGCCGATCGCCGCGGTCAACATCGGTCCGTCGCTGCTGCTGCTCGGTTCGACCGGCGTTGGCAAGACGCATGAGGCATACGGGGCGATGCGGGAGCTGGCCGTCACGGGGGTGTCCGCCCGCTGGGCCGTGACCACCGCCGCCGACCTGTACGCAGCTCTCCGGCCGCGCCACGGCGTCGACTCCGAAGCCGAGTTCGACCGCTACCGGGGCGCCCGCCTCCTGCTGATCGACGACCTCGGCGCCGACCGAAAGCCCACTGAGTTCACCGAGGAGGTCAACTTCCGGCTGATCAACCACCGGTACGAGAACCACCTCCCCACGCTGATCACCTCCAACGTCGGGCCGGCAGAGCTCGCCGGGCGTCTCGGCGACCGCGTCACCAGCCGCCTCGCCGAAATGTGCGAGCGCGTCCCGATGAAGGGCAACGACCGTCGCCGGAGGGCAGCGTGACGAACATCAGCCTCTGCTCGGTCGCGGGAACCCTCGACCTGGCCGTCGAGCAGATCACCGGCAACAAGACCCTCGTCTATGCCGAGAACGACCCGTTCGCGAGCCGCGTCATGGAAGCCCGGTTCCCGTGGGCCACCAACCTCGGCGACATCACCACCGCCGACTGGGCGGGCATCGCCCAGCAGTACCAGATCGACTCACTGTCGGCCGGATTCCCGTGCCGCAACATCAGCAACGCAGGAGACAAAAGTGGCGTCAACGGGCAGTGGTCGAAGGTCTGGAAGAACGTTGCTCAAGCTGTGGGCGTCATTCGACCCCGCGTCGTCTTCCTGGAAAACGTTCAGGCGATCCTCTCGCGCGGCATCGACGTCGTCGTCGCCGACCTGGCCCAAATCGGGTATGACGCGCGGTGGACATGCCTACCAGCTCGCGACATCGGGGCGCCCCACCTCAGGCGCCGCTGGTTCTGCATCGCGCATCCCGCTGCTTCCGACCCCGAGCGCAGCGGACGGTACCGGTGGCCCCGGGACCTCGCCGAAGCGCAAGGGCGGCATGAACCTGCGGACCGCCGTGACGCGCCTCCCGGAGGGCTGAGGCTGCTTCCGACACCCACAACCCAGAACGCGGGCGGCAACCGCTGGAACAACCGCGGGGAGGCACTGCTCCCCGGGATACTCATGGGGTTGGACGGCCGATGGATCTCCCTCGACGGTGACGATTACGGCCCCGCCATCCGTCGGTGGGAGGGCATCCTCGGCCGCGAGGCGCCGGCGCCTACCGAGCGCACCCGCGGCGATGGGCGCGGCTTGTCCGCCCGCTTCGTCGAATGGATGCAGGGCGACGACGACGGATGGATCACGAGCGTCGACATCCCCCGCAACAAGCAGATCAAGATCGCTGGCAATCAGGCCATGACCCGCCAGGCCGTCGAGGGCTACCGCCGACTGCTCACTGCCGACCTGGAGGCGATGGCCGCATGACCACCGAAACCGAAATGTGGGCCCCCGACGAGGTCGTGGCCGACGCCGGCCCGCGCCCGCCCGAGCGGCCCCGCGACATCGAAGCCGAACGCGTCCTCGTCGCCACCGCGATCATGCAGCCCGCCGCCATCGACGAACTCGGCGCCGAAGGGTTCGACCCCGCCGACATCACCACCGACTGGCTTCGCTGGAGCTGGTTCGCCGTCGAGGAACTCCGCACCAGCTTCCGCGACGGCGAGTTGAAGCACCTCGCCGTCCACCGGCAGCTCGAGGCCTGGCACGCCGACGGTCGCATGCCCACCCGCGTGCCCGTCGCCGACCAGCTCATGGAGCTCTGCAACGAAGCGCACTACGGCAACGCTGCCTGGTACGCAGCCCGCGTCGCCAAGAAGGCGGTCGCAGCCCGCGTTGTTGCCCTCGGCTACGACGCCATCCTCAAAGGCGGCTCCCCGGCCTTCGACGAAGACGCCGACGTTGCTTCCATCCAGGCCGACCTCGACGGCGCCGTCCGGCCCACCGACGAAAGCAACCTCGCCGCCATCGGCGACCTCCTCCTCGACAGCATCGAACGCGCCACCACTCCGCCCACCAACGAAGACCGCGTCCCCACTGGCTTCATCGACCTCGACAGCCTGCTCTGCGGCGGCTGGGCGCCCGGCCAGCTCGTCGTCGTCGGCGCCCGGCCCGCCATGGGCAAGTCGACGATCGCCCAGGACTTCGCCCGAGCCTCCGCCATCCGCTACAAGATCCCCACCCTGTTCGAGTCGCTGGAAATGTCGCAGGCGGAACTCTCCGACCGGATCCTGTCCGCCGAAGCCCGCATCGCTCACCACCACCTCAAGCAGGGCATCGCCACCGACGACGACATGAAGCGGGCCGCCCGCCGCGCCCCCGACATCGCCGCCGCACCCCTGTGGATCAACGACGGAGCGCTGCTGTCCCTGCCCATCCTCCGCGGCCGGGTCCGCAACCTCGTCCGCACCAAAGGCCTCCGCCTGGTGATCGTCGACTACCTGCAGTTGATGCAGGCGCCGCGAGCGGAGAACCGGCAGCAGGCCGTCGCCGAGATCTCCCGCAACCTCAAGCTGATCGCCAAGGACTTCGGGATCACCGTCATCGTCCTGTGCCAGCTCAACCGCGGACCCGAACAGCGCACCGAGAAGAAGCCCATGGTGTCCGACCTGCGCGAATCCGGCGCCATCGAGCAGGACGCCGACATGGTGATCCTGCTGCACCGTGAGGATGCCTACGAGAAGGAGTCCCCGCGCGCCGGCGAGGCCGACCTGATCGTCGGCAAGCATCGCGGCGGCCCAACCGCGACGATCACCGTCGCCTTCCAAGGTCATTACTCCCGCTTCGTGGACATGGCGGTTGCCTGATGACCGAGCCGACTCTCGAAGACATCGCCGCGATGCGGGCGGACGGAAGCCTCCGCGAGTACTTCCAGTTCCTCACCGGCCGCACCGCCACCCCGAAGCCGGCCCCGGTCGCCGCGGCCCCCGTCGAGCCCGGCTACCGGATC